TATCTAACTATTGAGCATTTGCTTTTCGCTATGCTTATGGAAGAAACATTTACTAAAACTGTACAAGGTTATGGTGCTAATGTTGATAATCTCAGAAAGAATCTAGCAGATTATCTACAAACTAAATGTAGCGAGATTACTACACCAGATGTAGTAGTTAAACCTCGCAAAACTCAAAGCGTTGAACGTATTCTTAATCGTGCATTTACACAAGTCTTGTTTAATGGACGCCAACGTATCGAACCCACAGACGTATTCCTTGCCATGATGGGCGAGAAGCGTAGCTGGGCACATTTTTATATTCAACAAGCAGAAATCGACAAAGACAAATTTGCCGACTACCTTAATAACAACATTGAAGAAGACGAAGTGGAAGAACAAGACTCAGGAAGCGGCCGTGCTTTAGCACAATTTACAACTAACCTTAACGATGCCGTTAAGAAGAATAAGATTGATCCAGTTATTGGACGTATTGACGAACTAGAAAATATTGCATTGGCAATGGGTCGTCGTAGCAAAAACAACGTAATTCTTGTTGGCGATCCAGGTGTTGGTAAAACTGCTATTGCAGAAGGTCTTGCATTCAACATTGTTAAGGGTGCTGTTCCAGACTTCCTAAAAGATTACACAGTTTATAATTTAGATATTAGTGCTATGCTTGCTGGTAGTAAATACCGCGGTGACTTTGAAGAACGTTTCAAGGCCGTTCTAAAAGGTCTAAGCAAGAAAGGTAAAACTGTCTTGTTTATCGACGAAGCACACATGATTAGCGGTGCTGGCTCAGCAAGCAATAGTGCTAATGACTTGGCTAACATGATGAAGCCTGCCTTGAGTAAGGGTAATATCAAAGTCATCGCATCTACTACATGGGAAGAGTATCGTAAACACTTTGAAAAGGATCGTGCGTTGATGCGCCGTTTCCAACGCATTACTGTTGACGAGCCAACACAAGAAGTAACACTACAAATCCTCAAAGGTATTAAGAAATACTACGAACAGTTCCACAACGTCAAGATTAAAGACGATGCGCTACAAGCCGCTATTAAACTTAGCGTCAAGTTCCAAGCAGATAAGAAACTACCAGATAAGGCAATTGACTTGATTGACTTGGCTTGCTCACGCTTTAACTTGAAACTTAGTGACGAGCGTGTTATTACTGAACGTGAAATTCAGTTTGAACTTGCAAAAGTTGTACAGATGCCAGAAGAAGTAGTATCTGAAACAGAAAGCAACAGCCTTGCAAGTCTACAAGACAAACTACAAGAAGAAGTCTATGGACAAGATTTGGCTGTACAAGAAGTAGTCGATAAGATTATGGTTGCACAAGCCGGATTGAAACCAGAGAATAAACCAATTGGTAGCTTTGTGTTCATGGGCCCGACTGGTTGCGGTAAGACAGAAACTGCTAAGGCACTTGCTAAGAACTTAGGTGTTAAGTTGTTGCGTTTTGATATGTCAGAATATCAGGAGAAGCACAGTATCAGTAAGTTGATTGGTAGCCCTCCTGGCTATGTTGGCTTTGAAGAGAACGCTGGCTTGTTGATTACACAAATTCAAGAGAACCCAAATGCTGTTCTATTGTTTGACGAAGTTGAAAAGTCACATCCAGATGTTAGCACAGTATTGTTACAAATGATGGATAACGGTTTTATTACAGGTAGCAACGGTAAACGTGCTGACTGTCGTCAACTTATCCTTATTCTTACAACTAACGCTGGCGCACAAGACGCTGAAAAGAATGCAATTGGTTTTGGTTCACAAAGCAAAGACTACAGCGACAAAGAGCTTAACAAGTTCTTTACACCAGAGTTCCGTAACCGCTTGGATGGTATTGTTACATTTAACAAGCTGGGCAAAGAAACAATGGTTAAAGTTGTTAACAAGTTTATCGACGAACTTAAAGATCAAGTTAAAGAAAAAGGCATTCGTATTAAAGCTGATAAGGAAGCAATTAACTGGCTTATCGAAAAAGGCTTTGATAGCAAGATGGGTGCTCGTCCGTTACAACGTGTTATTGACAAGGAAATTAAACGTGACCTTGCTAAGATGATGTTGTTTGGTGACTTGAAGAATGGTGGTTGGTTAACAATTACAACCGATAACGACAAGATTGTATTGGTTGCTAAACCTAAAGCACAAAAGGTGCCGCTACTAGCAATTGAAATTCCGTCAGAAGATGTTATTCAAGACAACTAAAAAATTGTTTAAAAACCAGTATCAGTACAAGTTAGTAATAACTTGTGCTGGTGCTAGCTGGTTCCGTGGCGGAGATTGGGATAGTGTATTAGACCAACTTAAAAAAGTAACCATCACACAAGATGGTCCTTTGAAGGGCAAGATTACTGCACATTACCCAACTTGGCGTACTGGAATCAAGACTCAAGAAGATTTAGACTACGGGTTTAAGTTACACAAGGTTCTTAGCAAAATGACTGATATCGAAGTCCGTGTTGAGAGTCCTTGGATTACAGTTTATACCAACAGCAAGTCAAACGTAGATGCACTGGTCAAAATAGATGCATCTAAAATCAAATACGTTTGCTCTCCACCAAGCGTTCCGTTAGAAGAAGATACTATTATCATGCCCAAGGTGAACTTTGATTATAGGATCACACTAGGCAAGACTACCCAGAATCACTCAGCTTTTATCGGCTGGGCTGAACAAAACAAAAAGCTGAAACTAACTAATTCCTGCAAACGTGAATTAGCTAGAAACATGAGTTGGGGCGGCACACACTTCTACGTAAGCGGTGACAACAACTTGCTCATGGTAAAAATGCACTTAGGCGGCTCAATAAACAAGGTTGAGCGCATAATCAAAGCGTAATCTCTAAAACCCGTTTGCGATAAATACATTATCCGCACAGACTAAGTGTGACTATACAAACCGGGCAAAAAAATGCGTATTAGAGAACTATTAGAAACTAAAAACTTTGATGAAATGCAATATGTTAAAAAGGGCGAGGACGCAGGAATCGACTACGATTTAACTGAAGATTTAGTATTCTTTATGAACAATGACGATAGCGTATATCGCCGCTTTGTCTACCCAAGTATTGCTACTTGCATTGACCGTATGGAGTCTAAGAAAGACACTACTCCTAGCTTGTTCACAAACGCTGTCAAAGAAAGTTACAAAACTTACGTTAAAAAATATCCAATTCGTCATTTACCAGACGATATTGAAGAAAAGGTTTGCGAGGAAGTTTGCAAGAAGATGCACGAAGACTTGCGCCAACATTACGATGATGGAAAGTACGAGGATTAATTGTGCTATTAAGAGAATTGTTCTTCCGTGAAGCCGAAGCTCCAGCTGATGACAGCATGGAACGCTACGGACGAGCATTCAACCATCCAGAACATTTAGTGTTCTTCAAAGGTGCAAGAGGCACTTTAGAAGCACTACAACACTTTAAAGAAATTGCAGGTGAAAAAGAAGGCGCCACTACTGTACGCGGTAAGTGGGACGGCAATCCTCAAGTGTATTGGGGCAGACAAGAAGCAAATGGTCCGCTAATTCTAGCAGGACACAATCAATGGTCACGCGGTGTAATGAGTGACAACCCAGAAGGTGTTTACGATTTTATTGCCAACAAGAGTGGCAAACCAGGAACACCAGAACAACAAAAAGCACGTCAACAGTTTGCTAAAAACTTTGCTAACTTGTATCCATTGTTTGATGCCGCTACTCCAAAAGACTTTGTTGGCTTTGTATATGCTGATAGTTTATTTGGTGTTGACCCGAGTTTAAATAAAAAATTAAAAGATGGTGTATGGACTTTCTGTCCAAACCCTAAGTCAAAGACTTGCTATCACGTTGATGCTACAAGTGAATTAGGCAAACGTATAGCACAAGCAAAAGTAATGGTTGTAGGCCATGCTACATTTGAACGCTTTGGTGCTCCTGATAGAGAACAAAAGCCAATGGATGACTTTAGTATGTTTAATGGAACACCTGGCTTAATTGTTCAAGGGCCAGTTTATACAAGTCAAGGTAGCGGTATGGATACTTCTGAAATCGACGCTATGATTGAACGTGTTGACCAAGTAGGCGACACTATTGATGCATTCCTTAACAGTTTGCCAGAACCAGATAAGAATGGTATTTTATATCCTTTCTTTAACAGCATGAGTAACTTACACGCAGGCGGCAAACAAGACTTTAACAGCATTACTGGTAAAACATTCTTAGACTGGATGACACAAAAAGGTGTTAGTCAGAAAAAGCAACAGCATATACTTGCTATGATTAAACAACATCCGGGCGCATTGGATTCAATGCTACAGATTATTAAAGATATTAGAAACATGAAAGACAAGGTTGTGGCCGCTTACAAGTCACAAGCCCGTCCTGAGATTTGGGACACAGAGGGCGAAGGTTATGTTCGCTACGCACAGCCAGGTCATAAATATGGTAACATTAAACTTGTTCCAACCACATGGGCTCCTGGGGCGACTACAGTATGAAATTAAGAGAACTATTCGAAAATATTTACGAAACAGGTGCTGAACCACAGCAACACGATGGTGCATTGAAAACCGTTGGTGTTTGCTTTGGCAGATTTAATCCACCGCACAAAGGACACAAAGGTGTATGGATGGAAGCGGCAAAGAATCCTATTTGGTATGTAGGTACAAACCAAGAAACACAAGGTCCTAAAGACCCACTTCCATACGATGTAAAATTACAATTAATGGCCGCTGTATGGCCTAAAGTTGCTGGACACGTTATTCCAGAACAAAGCCTATTAACACTAGCAAGTCGTATCTACGAAGAACACGGTGCCAATGTATTATTAAAAGTATACACTGATGAAGAATGGTTATACAAAACATTATCTCAGTACAATGGTGTAGAAGGTAAGCAACACGGTGGTTATAAGTTTTCACAAATCGACTGGGTTAGAACACAACGTTTGGCTAGTGCAACAGATTTAAGAAGAGCGGCTCGTGATGGTGACAAAGAACGCTTTTACAAAGACATGGGTATTAAGCCTACTGTTACTGTTGAAGTTGAAGGCAAACAGTATCCGGCATTTGAAATTGTAGCACATTACTTAAATCAATATCCTGAGAAAGTTAAAGAGAATACTGTATCAGAAGGTACAACAAATGCTGCCGGAATTAAAGCTAAGGGTATTACTAAAAAAATAGACCCTACGCAGAAAGCCGCTATGATGAATGCCATGACGATTCCTGCCATGAATCAATCAACAGGTTCAGCATATTTAGGATGGCGCATGGGTGTTGCACTAGCAGGTGCACCTGATTATCCAACTAAAGCAGAAGCAGACAACTGGTTAGGTGGAGATCCGTTATTGTCAACTTACACTGAAGAAGAATTAGAAATGGTTAAAGCGGCTAGCCTAGCAGTAGGTGGCGGCAAAATTGAAAACTGGTCTGGCAAGCGTAGTCAAGAACTACCCGACACTAACAAGAAGAGTGCAGTAGCTAAACCAAAACGAAACAAATACGGAGTATAACATGGACGAGAGATATCATTTAGCATTAAAAACAACATTTGCTAGTGAATACGCATTTGCATTAAAGGCACAGAACTTTCATTGGAACGTAGAAGGTCCGTTGTTTCCTCAGCTACACACATTGTTTGATACAATCTATACAGAAGTTTACGGTAGCATTGATGTTTTTGCAGAACAAATCCGTGCCTTAGAAGTTTATACTCCAGCTAGTTTACAAAAATTTAGTATGCTAACTAAAGTTGAAGACGAAAATGCTGTGCCAGATTTCCATGGTATGATAAGCGAACTATTAACAGACAGCGAAAAGATGGCTAACATGTTTAAAATTGTTTTTACAATGGCTGAAAACAACGGCGATCATGGACTAAGCAATTTCTTTGCTGACAGACAAGATGCACATAAAAAACATAGCTGGATGCTAAGAAGCTGTTTAAAATGAAACAATACAAGGTTACAACAGAAAATTTAAATCAGGATAGCAATGATGATTGCTATCTAGATCCTAACGACCCTATACAAGAGATTCGAGTTTTGCAATATTTAGGTGGTATTAATGGGCAGGCTAGATTACATGAATACCGAGTAAATCAAGGAAGTAACGTTAGTGTAACAGGAATGGAAAAGGGCGAGCTAATGAAGAAGCACGATATTAAACCAGGAACGCCTGAATGGTTTAGATTATGGTTTAGTTTACCTTTTATGACTGGAGAGAAACCGGTATGAAGATAAGAGAAATTATTCAAGAGAATGCCACACCTGGCGCAACAAGTGCGGCTAGTATTGGAACAGTTGTAAGTCCACACCTTGCTATTGGCAAGAAACGTGGAAAGAAAAGCTATATCGGTGATCCGTGGGGCGGCAAATCAGGTACAAAAGCCCCTAAACCACCTAAAATCAAGCAAAAAAAGAACAAAGATGGTACTGCCAAAAATGCGTTGGACATGAAAGGTACAAGTATTTTCGGTGGTACTACTATCAAAAGACGCTAAATATACTATAACGGAGTTTTTACCATGCACGACGACATGCACCCAGATAATATGAACACATTGCCAACAGGCGAGCCAGATCGCGAAGGCGCGATGGCCAAAGCTGACCTTTACAAGCTAGCTACATACTCATTGAAACTTTTCAAGAAGTTACAAGATGAAGACCAGCTAGAAGGTTGGGTACAAGCTAAAATTACTAAAGCCGCTGACTACGTGGCTAGCGTATACCATTACATGGAATACGAAATGAAATTTAG